AACCGATGTTTCGGGTAATAATTTTTACATAGAAACGGTTGACCAGTCGCATCAAAACACTTTTATAGGTGAAATAGGTGGAGGACTTCAATCAAAGCAAGAAATTGAAGCTAATGCAAAATTAGTTTCTACCGCTCCTGAACTTTTAGAAGCTTGTCAAAGAGCTTTAGAAGTTTTTGAATCTGAACAAATATTTGGACAAGCAAGATTATTATTAGCAGTTGCCATTAAGAAGGCTGTTTCTTAGCTTGTTTATAACGTTGGCGGTTTGCGGTCGTGGCTGGATACGAAGCACGACATTATCAACCGCTAAAAACTTTGATACGAGAACATAATTTCAAATATAGTAATAACCAGCCATGCCGTATGACCGCGTGTTATAAGCAGGGCATAATTTAAAACAGAATGAAAAAGTTAATCATTATTCAAATTGTGATTGTAGTGCTAAGTTTAGCAGGTGAAATCCAGTGTATTTACAAGGCAGTAAAATGCAACTGGGAGCCTATTGGGAAGGCAGAAGTAATATATACCGCTTCCGCTTGCACTGGATTAGGTGCTATCGTTGGTTGGTTTGATATTAAAGACAACTAACAAAAAAGCAAGGCAGGAACTATCTATGGAGCGTTTTTGCCTTGCTTATAACGGCTGGCGGTAAACGGTCGTTTTAATGCCGTTTTACCGCGTGTTAGTTGTCTGGTGCGGCAATTACCACAAAACCATAATCGAAGCACAAATGTAGTTTTTAAAGTTTTTAGGGATGGAAATTTTGGTTTTAATAGCATGTGAGGAATCACAAACAATTTGTAAAGCCTTTAGAGAAAGAGGCATTAAGGCTTTTTCATGTGATTTACAGGAATGTTCAGGCGGACATCCAGAATGGCATATACAAGGCGATGCAATCAAAGAGGCTTATTCAGGCCAATATACGTTGATGATTGGACATCCGCCATGCACATTTATCTCTTATGCCGGAACCCAAAGTTGGAATGAACCTGGCAGAGTTTTTAAGCGTATCGCTGCGCTCGATTTTTTTGCAAAACTTTGGGAAGCTCCGATACCTTTTATTTGCCTGGAGAATCCCAAAAGTTGTGCATCTCCAACTATTGCGAAATATAGCCAAGAAATACAACCTTATTATTTTGGAGATGCTCATTTAAAAACTACATGGTTGTGGTTAAAAAACTTGCCTTTGCTTAAATACTCTTTAACTGGTAACTTATTTGAAGCACAAACCAGCTGTGGAAAACCTGAACCAATTTCACAAGATTTGACAGGTAAAAAGCGATATTTTTCTGATGCTAAAAATAGAAGTTCTAAATTTCGTTCAAAATCATTTGATGGGATAGCGAACGCAATGGCAGAACAATGGATTCCAATCCTTAATGCTTTTGAAAAAAGCAATGCGGGCGGGAAAAACTTTAAAAACGGTCAAATTAGTACAAACGCTATTTCGGAGCATGAACGTAGCACTTGCGACTAACGATGAGCATAAGATTAGTGCGGGATTTCAAAGCTGCGAACCTATCCCACGCTATGAACTTGATAGAAGGAAGCAGTAACAACTTGGCACACAACCCGCATTAATTTTATGCTGGGTTAGTTGCAGTTAATTTTTAAAATAAATGGAAACTTATTATGTCGTACAAGTAATTGAAAATAATGAGCAAAAAATGGCTCTTGACTATCCAAAAGATATACCCATTCCTAATGTTGGAGATGAACTTGTTATTAAAGATGAACAAGGTTACGAACATACTGGAATAGTTGTAAAAAAAAGATTTGTGATTAGAGATTATCGTGAGTTGACAATCACACTTAATTGCAACTAACTAGTATATATACGTAAGTCTTAAAAACTATTTGTAATTTAATAAGATAAATATATAATTTCGGAAAATATTTAAAGATTAGTTCTGAAAATTAACATCCTAAACAAATGACAAAAGAAAAGTTATACTTCAGCAAGGAAATCAACGAAGAAATATCTTACACAAAGTCATATTTCATTTCATCAATGAAATGAAAGAACGTGGATTATCCGAGATTATAGTTTCAGAAGCTATTCGAGAACTAAAAACTGAGTATTTTTTCTGTAAAGCAGTTGGCGGAATAGGAATTAAAGGCGAAGATTATGAATCTTGCGGGAAAGAATGTAGAACCTATAAGCCCAGAAACGGCAAAAGTGGCTGTTGTAAACATAGAGGGTTTTGCTATACGCCTGCCGCGCAAAAGTTTATTCTTAAAAGCAATGGAAGGCTTTTAAAATTACCATTATAAACATTTTACATTTTCCCGACATCAGGCAAATGAACGTGGAAACGCTATTGATATTAATACTTTAAAATAAATAATAATAAAATGGAACATAATTTCACGGAAAATATTACATGCCCTTATTGCGGTTGGAAAGATATAGATAGTTGGGAGTTTGGCGAAGATGAAGGAATATCTACATGTGGAACCTGCGAAAAAGAATTTAATGTAACGAGAAATATAAAAATTATATATTCTACAAGCCGAATTACATGTGAAGGAGGCAAACACAACTATAAAGTTGAATGTTATTACATTCGTAAACAGAAATACAATACAAAAACTAAAGATTGGGATAAATTACCCGAATCGGAGTGGGAATATATGAGAATTGAAGTCTGCGATATTTGCGAAAACAAAGAGTATATCAAAATAACGAAAGATGAATATACTGATGTACTCGCAAGTTCCACTTAATTATCAATTTACTAAAACTTTATAAAATGGAAGAAAGTTTGAATATCAATGAAAACGACAATAACGCTAATACTGTGTTGGGCAATGCACTTTATTTTCCTGAATTAGTGTATAAATTGGAGTCTTTAAATATTGATAATTTTGGCGCTAAGACTCCAATAACAACCTATCCAGGAATGGGTCAATTTTTTATTCCAGTTTTTGAAACAGAAGAATAGTGTAGAGAACAATATCCTAATTGCGATATTATAATTTTAAAACGTACATAATTAATATAACGTAATATTTGCAATTATCATAATAATTGCCTACATTTGCCCTAAACTATTTCTATTTTGGAAATAGTTCATTAAATAAATATAAATTGCGGTGTAGTAGAGTGGCCTACCATATTGGACTCATAATCCAAAGTTCACAAGTTCGAATCTTGTCACCGCTACAAAGCGCGCTAATTGACAGAAGAGGTACAGTTCTCCGGATGACGGATAAAGAACCGAGGCCTTAAGACCGCCAAAGCCTTCTAAAAGCTGAGGCAAAAAACAGAAAATGAAAGGCCGTATCTGAGTAAAATCGAACGGCCTTTCTTAAAAACAAATCAATTTTTATGATAAATATAAGTGAAATCGGGTGCAAATATAAAAATCGTAGCTTATCACTCCGACAAAGGATCTGTAAAAAGACGGGATGATGCTAAATATGTTACTCTTAGAATTGAAAGAGGACAAATGATTGACTATTTGATTTTACCAAAAGTACTTTATGACTTATCCAGAGACGAAGAAAAACCAGTAAATAAATGGGAAGAATTACCACTGTCAGTTTAATTATAGCTTTAATATTTGTTTCTTGCTCGTCCAGGGTAATACCTAGCAAATACGCTGTTGTAAAAGAAGTCAAACAAATTAAAGGCGGCTATTCAATTTTAAGTCAACCTATGTTTAAGCCGATTGATGGGTATTATTTGAAATCAGATCAACCAATCATTAATTTTACGGTTAATGATACTGTTTATATAAAGCGAATCAGAACGGAATCAAAAGATGAATTAAGACTATTTAAACTATAACCATGGAAAAAACTTACACATTTATCCGATCTCAATTAGAAGAAGCTGTAACACGCTATAATAGCATAACTTAGCTTATGGCATTTAAAAAAGGAACACCAAAACCTGCGAATTCAGGTAAGAAAAAAGGAACAGTCAATAAGGCCACTGCGGACATAAAAGAAGCCTATAAGAATCTTATTGAAATGAACCTTGAAAACATGACGGCCTGGTTAGAACAGATAGCCGCCAAAGACCCGGCTAAAGCTATTATGATTATCTCAGAGCTATCCGAATATGTTATCCCTAAATTAGCACGAACTGAAATGACCGGCAAAGACGGCAAAGATTTTATTCCCTCCGAAACCACAATCATCTTCAAATAATTTTCCCAAATCGTATTTTGTATCGATTTAATTTATGCGATTCATGTTTATAAACATTTAACGAAGAAATTATGAGACTATGGATAAATGTGATTCTGTTGGCTATTGAAAAAACGTATAGTATTGATAATTTTAGCAATTTAAAAGAGGTTAAATGAACATCGAAATTCATTGCCTCCCTAAATATCAAATCCTTTACAATTTACCAAAGGATACGAATTTTATTATTGCAATCGGAGGACGCGGGGGTGGTAAAACTAGAAATGTATCACAATTTATAGCCGTTCAAACAACCATTAATAGGAAACGTGCTGTAATTGTCAGGGATGAGAAATCGCTTATCAAAGAATCTATTCTTAATGAAATTTGGGCTCAATACGATTCGGCTAATGAAAACGGAATACTTGATAAATTTTTCATCAAAAATGAAACCGAATTAAAGGAAAAAAAGACAAGTAAAACGCTTATTTACACTAAAGGGTTCCGAGCTTCAGATAATCAAAAGAAAGCCAATCTAAAAGGGGCTTCTGATATTGACATTTCATTATTGGAAGAGGGCGAAGACATTCGGGAAAAAGAAAGTTTCTATACATTTATTGATAGTCTAAGAAAAGAAGGATGTTTGGTTATAATGC